TTCTTGGAGGTTTACGGATCTATGCTTTTTTTTTGTCAACTATTCAACGAATTAATAAGCAGTACTATAACCTCCTCAATCCAGAACAAGGAACTGGCGGAGAAGGCAGCCCGTTTATGGAACGTTGGGGGTGGGTATTTAGCACTAAACAGGTCGCAGACTTCAGCAATATAACGGTGAATCAAACCTACGATCTGAATGTAATCGAGTACTTGAACACATTGGCTTATTTAAAGGATTATAACAAACACAAAGATAACGAATATAAAAAATGGCAGTTGCAAGCCAAGCTCAAGTAGACGGGCTTATTAACATTGGAGGTAGAACACTCAAAGGTAGCGAGTACATCGCAGCTGTTGAAGGTATCTTGGTGAAAAATGTAACCGATGCAATGCAAAAGCTAGGTATATCTGTAGTGGATAACCTAGCAAAATATGCACCTGCGGATAGTGGTAAATTGGCTTCATCCTTTTCTGTTATTGGGGTTAAAGAAACAAAGACTGGGTACAGATTAGAGATTGCAGTAGGTGCTGATTATTCAGATTACCAGGACAAAGGGGTAAAGGGTATCCAAAACAGGCGCAAGACCTACCCAAATGAAGAGGGCAGATACTATCAATTTAAAACATACGGGATGCCTGTAGAAGCCTTGCAAAAATTAGAAGGTTGGATGAAGCGAAAGAACATGGAGATCGAAGCAACTAATTTAATTGAGGGGCGCAATATGCTACCACAGATTTCAAGTAGTGCAAAGCGATTAGCCTACTATATTAAAAAATATGGTATTGAAGGCAAAATGTTTGTCAAGAAATCTATAGACGAAGCAACACCTGAATTTAATATCGACATTCAAAACATTGGATTTAATTCCTTGACTTTAAAAATAAGCAAATGATAACCCTAGTTCAACCTACCAATAGTATCCTGCCTGCATTCAATCGGATTAACTATACGATCAGCAGCACAAACGCAAACCTATCAGGCTTTAAATATGTGGTAAAGGTTTTCAATATTGCAAACGAGTTAATTACTCAGGCATTCTATGACTCCCCGGCTAACCCTGCGGATTCGGTTGAGTTTGATGTGAGCAAATTTGTATCGGTTAACTTTACTTATTCAAGCGGGTTTTATCAGGTAGCAACTTCAGCAAGCAATACCAACATAATCAAAGGCTTCTATCTTAAATGCTACGAATACTATGAGGTTGCGGGGGTGTTTGAGATCGTCTCAGCTTCCGAGGTGGTAAGTACTACCAAGTATGCCTTGGCTGCTTCTTTGCCTTTGCTAGAAGAAAGCGGATTTGCTACCGATCTAAGCAAATACAACGGGGTAAGTAACACAAATTACCTACCACTAAGCGAATGGACTACGATCAAAGCTAGGGAAACCGATGCGACTATCTTTGGCTTTCTAAATACAGGCCTTTTGACTAACTGCGAACTGCTAGTAACCTATGCAAACGCTACTACATCGACATACTACATTACTCCTGCTGCGGTTGCTACTCCGAGCGTGACCTATATCCAGATCACACCTTTGACCTATGGGGGAAGCATCGACAATATCCAAGTCTTTGCAAATTGGAATAACGGATCGGCAAGGCGGGCAAAGTTTGCTACTATCTACATTCAAAGCTGCGGGAAGTTTGACCCGATGCGATTGGCTTACCTAAACAAATACGGGGCTTTTGATTTCTTTAATTTTGACCTAGTAAGCAAGACTACTTTCGATGTTGAAAAGAAAGGATATGAGCGGAACTACACAGGCAGCATCTATGAGTCGGACGGCATCAGGGTAAAAAATATCAACCCGATTTACTACACAAAGGAAACCCAAAAGTGGAAGATCATAAGCGACTATTTAACGGATGCACAAGCTGAGATCCTGCGGGAATTGTATTCGTCACCTTTGGTTTACATGAACTTAGTAAACGATAATTACATCAGCACTTCATGGATACCTGCGAAGCCTACAGCGACCTCCTACGAGGTTAAAAAGACTGCGGTCGACAAAGTATTCAATATAGAACTAGACCTTGAATTTCAGCTTATAAACAATCGACAGGTAATATGAGCGCAAGACTATTTGTAGAAGGATATGAAGCCGACACCCTTGGTGATATCGATGTTGAATTTACCTTTTCGGTTGCGGATATTAGCGACATTGAGCGGAGAAATACTAGCTTTTCAAAGACTTTAACCCTACCAAGTACTGCAAGAAATCAGCAGCTATTCGGGAACATCTTTGACATCTCTGTTTCAAATGATATCATCGCAGGGGCTAACATCGGTCAAAACTTTAACCCTGCAAATCAGGCGAAAGCCCAAATCTTCTTGGATAACGTGAAGATATTTGACGGTGTTTTAAGGATGTCTAAGATCAGCAACAAGAGCGGTGATATAGTTTACGAGGTGAATATGTTTGGCAGGTTACGGGACATCTTAGATGCCTTGGGTGACCTTACCCTAGCAGACCTAGACTTTGATAACTATGACCACACCTACAATCAGGCAAATATTGAAGCAAGTTGGGCACGAACAGAGTGGGTATCGGGTGCGCAGAACTATGTCTACCCTTTGGTGGATTACGGATACAGCGCAAATAACATAAACTACCCTTTAAAAAACTTCAAGCCTGCGGTATTTATTACCGAAATTCTAGAGCGGATATTTTCGGAGGCAGGATTTGTCATAAACGCAACAATATTTGAATCTTTCTTTTTTAGAAAGTTGATTTTGTTGACTGCCGAAAAGAGCATTACTAGGGAGGTTTTGAATTTGCTGCATCAGACTACAGCTTTGCTGACTCAAAATGTTGCAGCAGTACCTACCTTCCAACAACTGCTAGTTTTTAACAGCGTATCTGCTCCTAGCTTTACGATTAGTAATGGGGGCACAAGATTCACATACAATAAAACTCAGGCTTTAAATACAGGGATTAACTTAAATGTAACCCTTAGCCTTACTTCTTTAGCAACCTTTACAGAGAACCAGTGGACACTTAGTGTTTTAAAAAATAGCAATGTAATTTTTTCTCAAAGTGTGACTGTACAAATAGTACCACTAGGGGGAACTAACACTTATGGCTTTGCAATTAGCGGAGGAATCAGCCTTGCACTAAATGACTTCTTTGAAATTAGATTAAGCGGTTTAGCTGTAGGTGGTGCAGGTTATAATGTGAACATTGAGAACGCAATAACAGTAGCACCTAGTGGCCCTTTCAAGATTGGTAGTACGATCCCTGTGGCGGTCGATGTTGTAGAGGGTGACACGATGAAAATCGAGTACACGATGCCTAAGTCTATGAAGCAGCGGGACTTTTTAAAGTCTATTATATCAATGTATAATTTGTACATCACTCAGGATAAGCTGCAAACAAACGTGCTTGAAATTATCCCTTACAATGAGTTCTTCAAAACCTTTAAAGATGAGGCACTTGATTGGAGCGACAAGCTAGATGTATCGCAAGAGGTGGTCATAACCCCTTTGAGCGAATTGAGTGCAAAGGAATATCGGATTATGTTTGACGATGACAGCGACTATTGGAGTCAAAGCTATAAGGCTAAATTCAATGAGGGTTACGGGGAAAAACGGGAAGTAATACCAAACGATTTTGTGACAGAAACCAAATCCGTTAAGGTAGTTTTTGCACCTCCTGTAATGCGGGAAGAAGCAGCGGGTAGGGTGATGGTTCACCTTTACAAGGTTGAGAACAATGTAAAGATTCCAGACAACTTTAAGCCTAGAATAGTTTTCTTTTCACCTAACACACCAAGCCCAACATCGTGGCAGATTCAATATGCAGCAGGGCCGGTGACTTATAACACCTACCCTTATGCGGGTCACGTTAATAGCTTAGTTGATCCTGCTTTTGATCAGCTATTCCACTACCCAAAGGAGGTATATTTTGCGATAGGTGCATATCCTGAAAATTCAAACCTTTACACGGAGTACTATGATACCCTGATCACTTCGATAGGGGATAGAAACAGCAGGCTTTTGGAGGGATATTTCTATCTAACCCCAACGGATATAAGCAACCTAGATTTTAGGACGATCATAAAAGTAGGCAATCACTTCTTTCAGTTGCAGAAGGTGGATAAGTACAACCCGATTGCAAACGGCTTATCCTATGTTTCACTATTCAAGATACTAGGTGAACTTGAGCCTGAAGATTTTGACTTCATCCTATTGGAGAATGATGAATTTTTATTGCAAGAAAACGGGGTAAACAAGTTTTATATTTAAGAATTATGGCAGATAAGCGAATAAGTCAACTAGTAGACAGGGGCACAGTTGCAAATAACGATGTAGTACCTATCGTAGTAAGTGGGGCTACCACTACCAACAAGGCAACTATATCAAGTATTCAAACCTTCATGCAGGGTAACCTTGATCTAGGGGTCACTTCTGTAGGTATTACCATAGGTACTTCAGGAACGAATGTAAGCGTGAGCGGTTCACCGGTCACTAGTTCTGGAAACATCACTATCAATATCCCTACTGCCTCAGCTACTAATCGAGGGGCTTTGTCTTCTGCTGATTGGTCTACTTTCAATAGTAAAGTTTCAAGTGTAGGACTATCTATGCCTTCTGCTTTCACTGTATCAAATAGCCCGATCACAGGAAGTGGAACTATAGCTGTGACAGGTGCAGGTACTGTATCCCAATATGTTCGTGGAGATGGTAGCCTTGCAGACTTCCCTCAAGGGGGTGGTGGTGGTGGTGCTTCTGTATCTTACTACTTGAATGGATCAGTATCTCAGGGTACTATAGGCGGAGTGGCTTATCTTGAAATGAATAAGACACCTATTCTAGGTGCAGGCACAGACTTCACTATAGCTGCTGATGGATATATAGCTTCATTCATAACGGATGCAGGTGATCCAGGACTACTAGAAATACCAGGTGGAAATTGGAACTTTGAAACATACTTTCAAGCATCTTCAGCAGGTGGAAGCCCTACCTTCTATATTGAACTATACAAGGTAAGCGGAACTACTGCCACCTTGATAGCCTCAAGTTCAGCTAATCCTGAACTGATTGCCTTCGGTACTAGCACCACACCATACTTCTCTGCTTTGGCAGTACCTACAACTGTTCTAACTGTCTCAGATAGACTTGCTATTCGGTACTATGTGGTACACTCAGGAAGGACTATAACCCTCCACACTGAGAATGGTAATCTTTGCCAAATCATCACCACATTCACCACAGGATTAACTGCTTTGAATGGCTTAACTGCACAGGTTCAAAACTTTGCAACGGGTACTAGTGGAACAGACTTCAATATCTCAAGTGCCTCCACTACCCACACCTTCAATATCCCTAGTGCCTCAGCTACAAATAGAGGTCTAGTGACTACAGGGGCACAGACTTTTGCAGGGGCAAAGACTTTTAGTTCTGATTTAACTGTCAATGGAATCACCGTGGGCAAAGGGCTTGCAAGTAATGGAAACAACACAGCCATAGGAGTAACTGCGCTTTCATCAAATACTACAGGAACATTAAATACAGCCATAGGTATACAAGCACTTGCATTTACTACAGCGGGAAATGGCAATACAGCAAATGGTGCAAATTCACTTGTAACAAATACTACAGGGGGATTTAATACGGCTAGTGGAAGTCAATCTCTTTATTCTAATAGTACTGGCGGAAGCAATACTGCAATAGGTACTAATTCACTTTACTCTAATACTACGGGAACTTACAACACAGGGATAGGATCAGGGGCAGGATACTACATAGCTGATGGAAGCACACCCAACACAACAAGTGATTTTTCTATCTATCTAGGTGCAGACACAAAGGCATCTGCTGATAATGCACAGAATGAAATTGTGATAGGTTACAATGCAATAGGCAACGGAAGCAATACAGTTACTATTGGAAATTCATCAATAA